TTGGTTAGTTTAGCAGAAGAAACAAAAAACTAATAGAGAGCGACTGGAAATTAAGTACAGTCGCTCATTATCTAAATAGAGGACATACTTTGGAACAACTTAGAAAACTTTCTGAAAAAGACCTATTTTATATGTATCTTTTAAAAGAATAATGCTATAATATTGAATATTAAATTCATTTTAGGAGGAAAGGTTTATGAAAAAAATTTTATTGGCTTTAATGTTATTGTTTTCAGTTGTTAGTTTTTGTGTTACAGAAGAAGAAGTAAGGAATATAAAACTAAAACATTCAGATTACACAAATGTAGAAGTAAAAGTTGATGGGAAAAATGTTATAATTTTTTTAAAATTAAATGTGAAAGCATCTGAATCTAATCAAGTTGGAAACTTTGTTATTGAAGATACAAAAGCGATATTTTCATATTTTAAGAAAAAGTATTCTCCAAAAGATTATTGGGTTGTGGATATAAACTTTTTTATTCAAAATATGAAAGTTGCTAATACCAATGCTGCAAGCGAAACTATTGAAAAAATGAATATAAAAAACCTAAATTTCAGTAATGCTAAAAGCAAATTAGATGTTTGGGAATATAATTAGAATTATTCAAAAATTTAACTGAATAAAATCATTCAAGAGGAGTATAAAAGCTCCTCTTTTTTATTGGAGGTGAGATTTTGGAGCATGTATTAAGTGCTAGATTGGAACTTAAAGATAAATTTACATCTGTAATATCTAAAGCAGAAAAAGGACTTGCAGGACTATACCAAAAAGCTAAATCTATGAACTGGGAAAAGGTTAATAGTGGACTTAATAAATTCGGAGCAGTTGCTATTGGTGGACTTGCTGGAATAGGTGCTATTGCTGGAAGTTCTCTAACTGCTTTTGCAGATTTAGAAGACCAAGTTAGAAGAAATAAGGCTATTATGGGAGCAACAGCAACCGAAGAAAATATGCTAATGGCTCAAACAAGAGAACTTGGAAGAAGTACAAGATTTACAGCTCAAGAAGTAGCACAAGCTCAAATGTATCAAGCTATGGCAGGTATGAAAACTAATGAAGTGTTGGAAATGACACCAAAACTTTTAAAACTTTCTATTGCTTCTAGTGAAGATTTAGCTAGTACATCGGATCTTCTTACTGATAACATAAGTGCTTTTGGATTAACATTACAAGATGCAGATCACTTTATGGATGTTATGGCTGCAACAGCTAACAACACAAATACAAGTATTGCACAATTAGGAGAAGCTTATAAGTATGTGGCATCTACTTCAAAAAACTTTGAAAGTTTAGAAGAAACAAATATCATTTTAGGTTTATTAGCAGACAGTGGTCTTAAAGGATCTATTGCAGGAAGAAACTTAGCAGCAATTTATGCAAGACTTTCAAAAACAACTCCTGATATGGATAAAGCTTTGAAAAAAGTTGGAATAACTCTTTACGATAATAACGGAAAATTTAAAGGACTTAGAAAAATTATAGAAGAATTAAAACCTAAACTTGCCTCTATGTCAGAAGAACAAAGAAACTATTTCTTAGCTACTATTGCTGGAACAGAAGGTTTAAAAGTAATGAATAATCTTTTAGGAACTTCAAAAGAAGGAATAGAAAAAGCAGAGAATGCTATAAAAAATGCAACTGGTGCTACAGATAGATTTGCAAAAGAAATGAGTGATAACACAAAAGATAAGATAGCTCAATTTAGAAGTGCTGTTGAAGATTTAAGAATATCTATTGGAGAAGGTTTAGCACCAACTGCAACAGATTTTATAAATAAGTTCACATCTAAAATGGCTGAATTAAACTCAAAAGGTACTTTTGATACTCAGAATGTTGAGGCTTATTTTAATAGGATATTCACTCTTACAGCAGAGGCTATAAAAGGTTTTGCTGCATTAAAAGTAGCAGCTATGGCCGAAAAAATTTTTCCTGGTGCTGGCAAATATGTTGCAGGAAGTTATGCTGCATATAAAGCAGGTAAATTTGTTGGAGATTGGGCTGGAGAAAAAATAGGAAGAACTAAAAATAAATGGGACTTAAGAAAAGAGTATCAAGCAAAAGGATATACTTGGGATGAAGCTAATGCACAAGCAGAAAAAGACATTGAAACAATGGACTTGAGAAACAGCAAAACAGAAGATGATTCAAAAATTGAGTATATAAAGCAAAGAATGCTAAAAGAAAAACTTAGAGATAATAAAAATTCTGGAAAAGGAATAGAGCAGTTGATGAAAGAAACAGAAGAAGATTTTAAAGAAAGAAGAAGAATTGCTAAATTAACCCCAGAAGAATTATCAAAAGAAAAAGTATTAGTTAGAAATAAGACTGTAGATTCTTTAAATACCAAACCAATAACAAATAATTCAATTCCAAAGAGAGAAAAAAATGATTTTGAAAAAGTTAGTGAAAAATTAGGATATAATATATCAGCATCCCCATTATCAACTACATTCTCTCCTCAAGTAAATGTTAATATGGGTGGAGTTGTAATAAAAAATGAAGCAGATATAGAGAAAACAGCAGAAATGTCTAAACAAAAAATAATGGCAGAATTAAGAAATTTTGTACAAATAACTAAATAAGGAGATGATGTTATGAGACCAACATTTATCCTAGTTAAAGATAGCACAAACACTCCTTTTTTCTTTGTAGTTCCACCATTAGATTTAAGAATAGAGAGTGACCAGGATTTACAAACTATAAAAATAATTGATTTAGGAGAAAAAACATTAATTGGAAATAGAAAAGCTGAAAAGATTAGTTTTTCTACTTTTTTACCAAGTATGAAATCTCCTTTTTTTAATTTTGTTTTATCAACTGCTCCTACCAATTCTATGGAAACCTTAAAAAAGTTAAAGAATGATAAGGAAAAATTAACTTTAATTATTCCAGAATTTAACATTTTCTTTAAATGTTATATCCAAACTTTGTATTTTTCTGTTACTGAAAGAACTGGAGATATAGATGTGGAAATAACTCTTGTGGAAATAAAGAAAAATAAGACCTTATCTGATGTGGCAAGAGGGTTATTAGAGAGGTAAATATATGGAGAAATTAAAAATATATGTGAATGGAAAAGAGTTTAAAAATATATTTACTAGGGTTATTTGGAGTGGAGCAATTCACGGAACTGCAAGGAAGGTAGAAGTTGAGTATCTAGGAGATATCATAACCAATATTGGAGATGAAATTGTATTTTCTTATGAAGATGAAAAATTATTCTACGGTAAAGTTTTTCAACATTCTAGGAAAGGTGAAACTGAATTAAAAAGTTTTTATGCATATGACAATTCTATTTATCTGAATAAGAATAACTTTGTTAAGAACTTTTTTAAGAAAAAACCATCTGAAATATTAAAGGAAATTTGTGGAGAACTTAATTTAAAAGCAGGCAAAATTCCAAAAGATGAAGTCACTTGTACATATCCAGCTATTGATAGAAGTGGCTACGAGATTATATTGAATGCATATACTATTCAACACAGAAAAAATAAAAAGATTTATTCTATTGTGAGTAACGAACAAGCAATAGATGTAGTTGAGCAAGGAACTTATACAGATGTTCTTTTGACAAGTGCTGACAACATTTCAATTTCTTCATATGAAGAAAGCATAGAAAATATGATAAATCAAATTGTTATCTATAAAGTAGAAAATGAAAAACAACAAATACTCAATAAAGTAGAAAATGCAGAAGATAAAAAGAAATTTGGATTGTTCCAGCAAGTTATGCAATATGAAAAAGATGTAGATAATATAGCAAATGCTAAGGATATGCTAAAGAGTATAGAAAAAAGTGCAAGGATATATTGTTTAGGAAATATCTTAATACAAGCAGGTTATAACATTGGAATACAAGAGCCCCATACAGGACTTATTGGAAGTTTCTTAGTTAAATCAGATACACATATCTTTGAAGGAGAAACTCATTTTTGTAATCTTGAGTTAGCTTTTGAAAATGTTATGGATAAAGTGGAATTTGAGAATAAAGAAAAGGCTAAGAAAAGCAAAAAGAAAAAAGGTAAAAAAGCAAAGAAGAAAGACAAAATAGATGAGTTATTTCCAGAAGGGTGGGATAAAAAATGAGTGATTTAGGAATTATGATAAGTGAAATGATAGGACAAGCTACAAAAGGAACATCTATCATAAAGGCATCTGTAGTCACTCCACCCCCAAACTTAACTATTGAATTTGACGGTCAAGTTATACCAAGTGAGCAAATTTACTGCAGTAATTACTTATTACCTCATTATCATAGGGATTACAAGATAGATGGTGTTATAGATGAAATAAAAATAGATGTATCTAGCTATGATTATGACAACACTACATCTGATACAGCAGGACATAATATACCAAAGTTAAAAGGAAGTGGGGAATATGAGGGCAGTGGTACTTACAAATCTCACAAAGATATTTGGTTTGAGGATACACTCCAAAAAGGCGATGAAGTATTAGTTCTTGTTATGGGGGTACATTATGTAGTTGTAACAAAGATAGTTAAAATGCCAAGTGGTGCAATAAAGGGGGTGTAATGTGGAAAAAGATTTTAATATTTTTCTTGAAAAAACGGATGCAGAAGTTGAAAAAATACCAATTTTTAAAGAATATGCTATAGATTTTAAAACTAGAGAATATATAAAAGATGAAAATGGCATTAAAGTTTTAGAGAAAAATGAGGCTTTAAAAGTATGGATATTCAAAGCATTAAAGACTGAAAGATTTAGATATACTGATGTACATAGTGATGACTATGGAAGTGAATTAGAAACTAATATAGGAACTATCTATCATAAAACAGTTAAAGATGCTTTAATGATAAATCAAATAAGAGATACATTATTAGTAAACCCTTACATCACAGAGTGTTATAACTTTGAAATTTCTAATGAAGAAGAATATGTCCCACAGATAACCTTTAATGTAAGAACTATATATGGAGAACTAGAAATGGAGGTGTAAAGTGAAAAGTAAAATAGAATTAAGAAATAATTTCCTGGATAATCTTAAAAACCCACTTTCAAAAATGGAGGGTACTTTCAATTTTGATATTGCTGCCACTTTTGGAATAACAGCTGAAGAAGTTTACAAGGAGTTAGAATTTTGGGAGAAACAAACATTCATAGATACAGCTACAGAAGATGAGTATGTTGAAAAACATGCTCTAATGTTTGGAGTAACAAGAAGGTCTGGAACTAAGGCAAAGGGTACTGTAAAAGTAGTTGGAAAAGCTAACTCTCTAATAGATGAAAATACAATATTTTTAAACAGAGACGGAATAAAATATAAATCTTTAAGGAAAGAATACTTGAGTACAACTGGAGTTGCAGAAATAGAAATAGAATGCTTATCTGAAGGAAAAATAGGTAATGCTGCAATAGGAGAAATTACAACTTTTGAAATTCAAAATAGTAATATTTACAGTGTTATAAATGAAAAAGAAATTATAAATGGGTATGATAAAGAACCCAATTCTGTACTGGTTGCTAGAGCTAAGGAAAAAGCTACAAGACCTGCTCACAGTGGAAATATATATGATTATGAGCAATGGGCTAAGCAAGTTGATGGAGTTGGAAAAGTATTAGTAAAACCTCTTTGGAATGGAAATGGAACTGTAAAAGTTCTGATTGCTAACTATAATAATGATATTGCGGATTCATCTCTAATACAGAAAGTTAGAGAAAGAATACAAAGTGATGATGGTAGACCCGTTGGAGCAGATGTAACTGTTGACAGTTTTACTGCTAAAAATATAAATGTGAGTATACAAGTTATATTGAAAGCAGGTTTTTCAATATCTGATGTAAAAGAAAAAATTGAATCTCTTTTGAAAGCTGTTATAAAAACTGGAAATGCTACATTTGAAAAAGCTAATAAAACAATACTATCTATTAATCGTTTAGAGAAAGCTATTTTAGAAATAGAGGGAATAAATGATAACTTTGTAAAAGTAAACAATTCTAATTTTAACTTAGAAATAGCAGAAGATGAAATATTGATAGTTGGGACAGTGGTTATAAATGAGTGATAGATTAATAAAAAAAGTCTCTAAAGTAGCTAGAAATACCTTACAAGAAGATTTAATCAGAACGTTAGATTTAATCTGTGAATATGCTAAAAACGATATACAAAAATACAAGGAGCTATTATTTATAGCTTTTTTTAATGAACAGCAAGTAGCTAACTATGAGAGATTTATGGAGTTAGAATATAAGAGTGGTTGGAGTTTACAAGATAGAAAAGACAGAATTATCTATACTTTACTATCAAAAAATATTTTTACACCTCATGTTCTAAAAGAACAAGCTAAGATATTCACAAATGGAGAAATTGAAGTTATTGAAAATTACAATGATTATTCTTTCATAATTAAGTTTACTTCTGTTGTTGGAATACCATCTAACTTAGATAACTTTAAAAACTTTATCTATATTAATAAACCTGCTCATTTAAATTTTAGCATTGAATTTAGATACAACACACATAACCAAGTAGCTTATTTATTGCATAATTCTTTAAAAGTGAAAAGTAATAAAGAAATTTATGATACAAGACTTTATGAGGATAATGCAGTAGTAGGAAAGTACCACAAACACATAGAACTTAGTAACTATAAAAATGATGAGTTAAAAACAAAAACACATCAAGCTATTTATGATGAAAGGAGATAGAAATGGCTAAATATACAGAACATTTAAGATTAGTAAAACCTGACGGGAATGAGTATTACAATGTAGAGCAGTTCAATCAGAATGCAGAATTGATTGATAAAGAAACAAAAAAATTAAGTGAGGGACTAGCAAAAGTACAAGAAGGAGCAACAAAAGAAAAAAAAGGGATTGTACAATTTGGTACTGAGGAAGGAAAAGCATTAGAGGGAATGATGTTGGCTAGATTAGCAGGATGTGTAGGCTATGGTGGAGATATTCAAGAGGCTGGTGTAAAGGATGTAAATTATATCTATTATGACAGAAACACTAGGAAAATGTATAAGTGTTTAAATCAAAATTCAGATGTATCGGCAAATGTAGCTAATTTCATACCACTTGATAACAACTCACTTTTGGATAGATTGGAAAATCTAATCAAAACTGATTCTTTCTTAGCTCACAATGAGGGTTGGTTTGAGCTATTTGGAAGAGTCATTTATTATGGAACTGTACAATATAATGGTTCTTCAAGCTATACACAAGATTTTGTATTAAAATTAGAAATACAAAACTGGCAAAATGCAAATGTAATATGTAGTTTAAGAGAAACCAATCAAAAATTTGTTGATAAAACTTTTTCTGCAAAATTAAGTAATTCCAATAAATTATCTATAAGATCTAATTTAAGTAATGCAGAAATGGTTACTATATCTTTCTTAATAATAGCTAGAATCTAAATATACCCAATAGCCATTAAAGTAAAGGCTCCTGCAAAATTAGATACAGTAACTTGGCTTGTTGTCGCCCAATCGTAAGCGGGGCTTGTGATTTGATTAGTTCCTGTATTGTTATCTGATAATACTACAAAAGGAGATTCTTTGAAAGTTTCATCAAAGTAAATAGTGCATTTATTATTTATATTAGCAGCTACTTCAGAACTAATTGTAAATTGCATAATACAAAGCCTATCAACTTTTATTTTTCTCAATGTTGCACTTTTACAATTTGTTACTCTACTTGTTACATCTTTATTTTCAATTGTGAATAAATTTTCCAATTTATTCAGATTTACAATATCCATCTGTAATGGAACAGATAACCTAAAATACTATTTTTTTGAAAGGAGAAAAAATGAAAACAATAAACTTTTACAAAAAAGAAAAATTGATATTTTCTGTTTATGCAGAGAGTTTAGAAGATGTCTTAAAATCACCTCTTTTATATTTTCCAGCATATACAACAGATGTGATAATCACTGATGTATCTTATCAATACCCCATCTATAAAGATGATACTCTTAGAGAAATGACAAAAGAAGAAAAGGTAAGGGTAAATATATCTGTACAATTAGAAGATGGAGAAATAATAAAAGATAAGAAAATTATAACAGTGCCTAAACCACAAGGAAATCCAAAGTATTTAAGTTGGAACAAAGAAAAAGGTCTATGGCTTTTGGACAATGAAAGAGAATATCAAGACTATATGAATCTAATAGATGATTTAAAAGCTAAGTCTTTGGAATATGGGTTTGATTATAAAGTAGATGGAAAAGAACACAGACAAAGATGTCGTGATAAAGATATAACGTCATTAGCTTCAAATATAACTATTATGTTAGCAGAAAAAACTATTTACGGAAAAGAAAAGCCAATAACTTGGTATTTTGAAGATAATTTCGGTTTAAAATTGGATTTAGAAAAATCATTAATATTAGCTAGTTATGGGAAAACTTTTACTCAATCAGTCTATGATACAGAAAACTATTTCAAGACTAAAGAGAATCCAAAAGAGTTGACAAAAGCCGAGTTTGAGAGCAAAAGAAAAGAAATACATAATGCTCTAGCCAAAGACTAATTTTAAGAGTTTCTATTATTGAAGGTAGTTTTATATAGCTACCTTTTTTTGATGGCTTTAAATGGCAAATTACGAGGTCAGTTTAATAATTTTTATATAAAAAAATAAAGGAGATGATAAGTATGTTTGTTTTGTCACAAAAGAGCTTAGAAAAATTAAATGGTGTTCATATAAACCTGGTTAATTTTTTTAAAGAATTAATCTTAATAAGCCCTTGGGACTTTAAGATTACAGCAGGAGTCAGAACTGCAGCAGAGCAAAATTTAGAATATCAAAAAGGTAGGACATTACCTGGAATAAAAGTAACAAAAGTAGATGGCTATAAACAAAAATCTAATCATCAGATCAA